AGCTGAGTCCATGGGCTCAGCAGATTATGGAGAAGGATTCCAAGTTTTTTTGCGAGGATAATGAGTTTGTTGCGAGTCTGAATTTGCATGAGATTTGGAAAAAGGATGACGTGTCAGATGCGACACGTCAGGCGATCTGGCAGTACCTGAGCTCTCTGTACGGTTTTGGAGTGACTCTCCAGATGATTCCACCTCAGTTTATGAATATGATCGAGTCAGAGGCGGAGAATTGTGCCAAGGGACTCAAGGAGTCTGGTGGTGAGCTCGACGAGGCAAACATCATGGCTGCAGCTCAGAGAATGATGAGTAAGCTCATGGCGGGTGGCGGGTTTCCAGGACTTCCAGGTGCGCCCCCCCAGCGCAAGGCGACTAAGAAGGACTTTATGGCACTGGACTAAAGACGATTTCCGAAGGAACTAAGATCCCAGGGACTAAAAAACAAATCTTACTAAATTACAGCATGGATCCAAGAGAGATTTTCAAAACTAGCGAGCTTTTAATTTTTTGGCCGACCGCATCCCAGACGGCGCGCGAGCGCGTCGCATCGACGACCCGTTTCATCCTGTACGCCACATGCCTCATTTACCTGATTAACCGCGATGTACGTGTTTTTGCCCTTTGTATTCTCGCACTTGCAATCCTGTATTACCTCATGACTATGAATATGATTTCTGATGGAAAAATGCGCCCAGCCTCTGCTGACGGTCGCGTTCCTGGTCCTCTTCGCGGCTCTGTGACTCTCCCAACACTTGACAATCCCATGGGCAACGTTCTTCTGAGCGATTATGTAGATGCACCCGACCGACCAGCCGCTGCATGGTACCCAAGCATGCGCACAGAGGTACAGGCTGCCTGGAGTCAGATTCACCCATTTGAGCGTCAGCGTGATGCCGAACGCAATTTCTACACTGTAGCGGCAAGTACAATTCCCAACGACCAAGCAGCGTTTGCTTACGGCGCATATGGTAAGCCCTTCGCACCAAAGTGTCACGACCAGGGCGGTGCCGCTTGCGACCCAGACCGCTTCTACTCTGCCTTCCCAGAGAGACCTCAGATGCGTGCAGGAAACGGAAGATAGATTAAAATATAGACAAGTATTAATAAAATGCCAACTCTGGACAATAGCCACAACATCCTCCAGAAGGGTGTTTGGATTGGTCCCGCCCAAGTTGTCCTGGCAGACAAGACTGACGTCGAGAGCATACTTCGTGCACGGAGCACGGAAGCCTGGACTAAGGGCTGGTCCGAGAAGCCATACGACTTCCCCAACACCTATGTCAATTTGCCTCTGCGCGTGCTGCAGTGGAATCCAATTACCACTTTTGCCGACATCCAGAATGAGCGATTTAATGAGCGTTATAACAGCAAAAAACCAAAAACTTTTAGTCGCTAAAAAAGATATCTTATTAATAATAATGGACCCACTGGCAATTGCAGCCGTGGTCGGTCTTGTGTTTGCCGGAAAGCGACTTGCAGATGGGCGCAGTGAAAGCCCAGAGTCAGGTCGTAAACCTCTCCCTGCAACCACGAAACCTCTTACTCGCCGGGATATAGATTTGATGGGGAATAGCCGTAATCATTCCAAGGATTATACCGACTTTATGAACACGACCCCCGATGTCGGTCGGCGTGTCGGAGACTGGCGTCTTCAGCCCAAGGAGGCTGTTCCAAATCTTCAGGATATGACTCAAACGAATGGTCGGTTTCCATTTGGTCAGCCCGTTTATGACATGTACAACCGCCAGTATGTTACAAACAAAATGAACAATGTGAACCCACTCGAGTCTCCCAATACAGTGGGACCAGGTCTGGGTGTTGGTCCCAACGTTAAAGCGGCTGGTGGTTTCCACGACTACTTCCGTGCTCTTCCAAACAATATTAACGAGGAAAAGCTCACGACAATTGAGGGTCGTCCAGGACCACCCAATCCAGTCGTGAAGAGCGGTGGTGCCGGTGGAATTGGTGACATCACGCACAATGCTTCGCAGTCAAAGACAGTGTACCGCGCACCAGGTGCTTTTGGAGGTGGCGGCGCCCAGGGTGCTATGGTTGCCCCAGAAGGGCGCCCTGATAATCTCAAGACCCGTAAAACGACTCGTCGCCAGGAGTCGGGGCTTCGCACAGACACTCTTTCCGAGGGTCCTCCAAGCTATTTCGTGCAGCAGCCATATGCAGGAGGTAAAACTTCTTATACTGACAAGACACTCACTCGCGCAAGCGGCGATCGTTCCAAGCCAGATCGTGCAGGCAACGGTGCTCGTATGAACGTCCGCAACGACCCAGTGAACCAGGTGGGCGCAGCAACCCAGCTTCGTCCAGAGGCTGAGATTCTCCCAGTGCCACCCATGGGTCCAACTGGCTCAAACCATGGTCGTGGAACTCAGCCACCTCAATATGACGATCCACTCAACGAGCAAAAATCAAACCCCAACCCACGTGCATCTTCGAGATTTTTGGATATAGCTATTCAGCAGCTTGAAAAGAATCCATTGGCTTATTCATTGGCACGCCCTCCTCCTCAAGTGTCTGCGAAATGTTAAATCCCGTCGTGAAGTCCATTAAAAAAATATAGACACAAAGTAAATGTCTGGAGGTGTCGTTCAACTCGTAGCAGTCGGACCTCAGGACGCTTGGTTGACAGGCAAGCCCGAGGTATCTTTCTACCGGTCGAATTACAAACGTTATACTCATTACTCAAACTCTGTGGAGCGCCAGGTTATTCAGGGAGCACCAATTGCCAACGGTATTTCCACTATCCGTTTCGAGAAGAAGGGTGATCTGCTCAGCTACGTGTTCCTGACTGCCCGTGACAACAACGGCGCAGGCATCGTGGGTCTGGACTGGTCCAAGGTGATTGACAAGGTGGAGCTTTACATCGGTGGTCAGATTGTGGACACCCATGACTTCGAGTACATGACCGATATCGAGCCCATCGTCGGCGCTCGTACCTTTTCCGAGCGTTACCTTAACAACAACAGCACCACCCTCAACAACCAGAAGGCGTCCTTTTTCCCACTCAAGTTTTTCTTCTGCAAGGAGTGGTCAGTGGCTCTGCCCCTGATTGGTCTGCAGTTCCACGACGTGGAGCTGCGCATCACCTGGTCTCCCTACCTGACCCAGAACATTACCATCGGTCCCACCACCTACCCAGTCCTGTCCGTCCCCAACGCAACCATTAATGCTTTCAGCGTGGTCCAGGGTTCTATGCCATTTTCCAACACAGCTAACTTGGTCGTGTCCCAGACCACCGGTCCTCTATTCCCAGGTATGCTTCTGACTTCTGCCACATCAAACCTGCAGGCGAACGTCGTGGTCATCCAAGGCTTCTCTGCCAACGCAGTGACTGGCAGTTCCAATATCGCTTGGTCCAACATTATGATTGCAGGATCCAACACCGGTGTTATCAATGCTGCCGCCATCTTCAGCACATCTGTCGGTGGTTCACTGAGCGCCTATGCCCCAGTAGTGTCTGCCCAGGTGCCACTAGCAATTGCCGCCGGTACCGCAGCCTCCACCACAAAGAGCATCACTCTGACCCAGATTTCCAGTTATGGCGGCACTGGTTCCATCGTGGTTGGTCAGTACGTGGCAGGTGTGCCATGGGCTGGACCAGTCTATGTGTCAAGCACGTCTAACATTGCAAACAGCAACGTGACCGTGACTTACCCATCCCAGGTGACCGGTCCAGTTCTGGCTGGCACCACCATCTCTTTCTTCACCGGCACTTCAAACACCACCACCGCCTATTCCCAGGTGCAGTACATCGCCTGGTCCAACTTTGTGTACCTGGATCAGTCCGAGCGCGACTGGTTCGCCAAGGAGAAGCAGGATCTGCTGATTACCCAGGTGCAGCGCATCGTGATGGGCACCAACCCCGTCCAGGAGCTTGCCCTGGCTCAGCCAGTCAAGTTCATCGCCTTCCCTTGTGTGAACTACAACCAGATTTTCGCCAACGGTGCAGGATCTACCACTGCCGCCAACTACCAGCTCAAGACCCAGGTCAACGGCGTGGATGTCGGGGACTCCCGCCACATGTTCCACTGGGTGGATGTGGCACAGTACTACAACACTCCCTACGGATACATCCACAATAACCAGGTGGCAAACGTGGCAATCATTTCTTACTGCCTGGACACCTCCAAGCTCCAGCCCACCGGCACCCTCAACTTCTCTCGCCTCGACAATTTCCGCCTGGTTGTGCCATCTACCCTGACCAACGGCATCCAGGGTCTGGCAAGCACCAGCATCAACTACCCCACCCAGTACCTGTACGCAGTCAACTACAACGTGTTCCGGATCCAGAACGGTCTGGGCTCGCTGCTCTATGCCAACTAATTCCTAACTAAAATTAAAAATGCATTGGCTCGTGTGGGCATTCATTATTTGTATAGTATTTTTGGTAACTTATAATCCACGTACGGGAAGTCTCGGAAAATTTTTTGCTCCACAAGAATTAGTAGAGGACAATGACCAGAGAACGACACAAAGCGATAGCAATCCCAGTATCTCACGTGAATGACATACCTCACTTTCTTGTAGTCCATGACAGGCGCTACAAGGAATGGACCTTCGTAACAGGCGGATGCCGCCGTCGAGAAATTTATAACCCACTCCGATGTGCGGTTCGAGAACTCGAAGAAGAAACCCGTGGTATGATCAATTTAAAACGTGGCTCATATGCCTATTTTAAATTTATCACAAACACACCCGAACCTCGCGACATTGAGGACGGGGTAGATGTTATAAACCATTATCATGTGTATGTCTTTGACATGCCCATGACTTCAATAGAGCACAAACACATCGTGAAGCGATTCACGGAAGAAAAAGAGAAAATGGAAGGAAATCAGGTTCCTTTTCGCAAAAATTATGATGAGAATGACGACTGTAAATTTGCAAGTCTTGACACAATATCCAAGTACCAGAACCTGTGGCCTATGATTCGTCAGCACGTTCTAATAAACCCTGAATTTCAGCAGGCAATCACAGCAACCAACAAGACCCCGTTCAATTTGCGTGGTTAAAATATTTTAGATTTAATAGAATGACTCGATCAAAAATTGATCTCGCTACACACCTGCTCAAGCTGTGTAACGATACCACGACGAAACCAGAGGATCTGGCAAAGGTGATGACTATTCGCAAACTTCACTATGAGATTGAAAAGGCTGAGGCTGATCTCGAGGAAATTGAAGAAAAAATTAAGCAGGCGAAGGAAACTCCCGCCATCACACAAAAGAAACCCAAATCATTCTGGGCATTTTTGTCCATGGATTCATCTTCGGATGAGGAGTAAGTCCCAGTTCCTTCGGAACTGTCCTCGCGGAGCTACTTAGAGTAAAAACTAGTAGTATCAGTAATGGATAAATGGAAGGTCCCTCGAGGGACTGGAACCCATGTTCTCATGGATGGTGGAATTCTCATGGTTCCTAAGGAGGAAATTCGGGAATTTCACCAGGCATACGTTCGGACAATTAATTTTGGATCAAAATTGTTTGTGGTTGAGCAAAAGACGGATCGTTTCAAGTTTTTCGTAGACTTGGACTATAAAGCCCCAGAAAAATTAAGTGATGAAGATCTTCTTCAATTTTGTTCTATAATTCATGAAAGTCTGGGAGGGGACAAAGTTTCAGAGTGTCTCATTGCCAAGGCGAGACCTCGATCAGTTGGGGGACCCCAGGGGACTTCCCTCATAAAGTCTGGAGTTCATATCCATTGGCCGCGCCTAATTGTCACTCGGACCGAAGCAATCAATTTAAGATCAAAATTGATTCAGGCTTTGGGTGAAGGACCATGGGACACTATCATAGATGCCTCAGTCTATGGGGGTTCAGGACTCAGGATGCTTTGGTCGCACAAGAAACCCACAGGAGATCCCTATATTCCATGGCGTCAGCTCAACAGTACGCGGGAATTCTCAAAGGTTCCGAGTGAAGAAATTTTAGAGTTGTTTTCCATCAGGACGGATGAAACTCCTCAGGAGCAAAAAGTCAATCTCGAAATTCCTGGAATTGAGGAATATATCCAGAAGTATATCGTAGGTCAGGAAAAGGCGAGTGTCAAGCGCGTTCACAGGCACGAGCATGATGGGTGGTACGTCCAGACCGATTCCAAGTACTGTGAGAATATTCGTCGGGAACACAAGTCAAACCATGTATGGTTTTCGATTCACTCAGGGCGGATATCTCAGAGATGTTTTGACCAGGAGACGTGTAACGAGTTTCACGGTCGGGAACATATTCTTCCTCCATCAATAGTAGAGCAGCTCAATGATGTTGCTATTGTGGGTAGTCCTTCTTTTACTTTTCTTGTGGATTTTCTTCCCGATGGGACCAAAAGCCCGATTCAGGAAGTACGAGCTCATGGTCCATCCGTACTCGGGCCTGGACCCAGTCAGCTGGCAGAGATTTTTGGACAATCTCCACGTGTTCGAACAGTCGGCTTCAACCCGGCTTGATACAGCAGCCTCTGCACTTTACGCAGCTGTAGAAAATATCAGAGATCTTTCGCTCGGGATTCGTCGTGCAGACGATGGGCAGAAACAAGAAGAACTCAATCTCATAGCCACAAATTTGGGGCTCGAAGGAGAATTTATTTTGAACCAAAATTCAATTTCACAAGGTCTTTACTTCAATCCAAGATACTTAAACAATACGTTCGAAGATTATATAGAAAATGCGGGCGACCCGGGGCACCTCAAAACCCACGGTCAGTGAGACCAGGACGGAGAGTCACGAAGTGACTCCTGCTGAGATCCCTTCGAATCTCCAAATTCTTGCACAGGTTGCAGCCGAGGCTGACTCGGCACCAGCAACACGCACCCGTTCCGGGCGCATAACCAAGCCCCCTGTGCGCTATGAGCCTGTTGAGCAGGTTGAGGACGATTACGATGCTGAGGATTACGACACGGAGGACCCAGAGGATGTTTCTGAGGAGATCGAGACTGAGAGCGACGAGGAAGAGGATGAATCTGATGCAGATGATGATGGAAATTTGGATGGATTTGTTGTAGCAGATAAAAGCGAGAGTGATGAATCTGATAGTGAGGATGGACAACCTTCCGTTCCTGACAAAAAACACCGAGTCTCAGTCAAGAAGCGCACCCCCACCGCTCCCAGAAAATGAGTGGACATCCCATATGGATTCTCCACGCCAGTTTGATACATTTGTAGAACGCCCACAACAGAAGAAGGATCCATTTGAAGCTTTCAAGGAGAATCAAATCGGTCTTATTCTGTTGGGAATGGTTATCGGTTTTCTGCTTGCGAATATGCGTCCCGTTGTTTTTCAGGCGAAGTGACCAAGTCCGTAGGACTTGAGACCGCGGAGCAAGGACAGTTCAGGGAACTGAAAGTTCCCGTCGGACCGAAGGTCCTCCTTCGGAACTGGGACTACTGCATACCATATAAAGGCGCCTTCGTTGAAGGATCGTCGTACCCCACAAAATTACCAATAGGACCCGTTCTGTTTTTCCGAACATCTTCTTGTAAAAATCCCAGCCAAGGATTCTCACGAGTCTGATCGGCTGGTTCCATATCCCTGAATACCTCAAACTGATTGTC